GACAGGATTTCTAGGTTGTGGAGGGTGGAGTGATGGCAAACTAACTTACCACACTGCTATTGGGGGTCAATTATCAAAATATTGTGGTGAAGACAAAGCAATGGAATTGATGGATCAAGTCATTTCTAATTTTAGACGTTTTCACCCACAACCTGAAGAAATTTTTTGTTCGGATCCACAAGAGGAACCCGAGTTTATCAAACCATATTTTGGCCTACGCATGTTTCCTGTATGGCATATTGGAAGTAATTTCCTACATGAAATTGCTAAAGCATGGTACCAATACTTAGTTGATAAAGGTGTTAAATTTGAATGGGAAACTGAAGTTGAAGATATTGACTTTAACGATAACAGAATTTATACCCACAATGCTGATTTAAAATATGATACGCTCATATTTGCGGTAGGTAAATCGGGTATTGACTTTGCTCAAGAGCTAGCTCAACAGTATAATCTACCAGATGAGCCTAAGTCAGTACAAGTTGGTGTTAGATTTGAAGCACCACAAAAACACTTCCAAAAACTAATTGATATATCTTACGATTTTAAATTATATCGTAAATTTGATAATGGTGTTTCGCTTCGTTCATTTTGCACAAATAACAACGCTGCTTACGTAGCAGTAGAGGAAACATATGGAAATGTGAGCTATAATGGACACGCTAAGAAGGGCGAGCAATTCCGCAACGACATGACCAACTTTGGTATTTTAATGGAAATTCCAGGTATTGAAGATCCATTTGAATGGTCTAGAAATTTAGTATCTAATGTAAATACTAGTGGAACTGGTTTATACTATTCTCCTTCCAGACGTCCGTCTTTAACCTCTGAAGGCGAAACCGTATCTGCATTTCCACTTAATTCTAGACAATTAGATGATATTATAAAACCTGCATTTCAAGGGTATTTCACATACATTGAAGATTTTATTAAAGATATGAAGAAAGTATTCCCTACACTTGAACATGACTGGGGTATCTATGTACCCGAGGTAAAATATTTATCACCTGAGCCGCTCGTCGATTATACCAATCTAGCCCTGACCAAATTCCCCAATGTTCACTTTGTGGGAGATGCATTATCCGCTAGAGGTATAACGGTGAGTGGCGCACAAGGTATTTATGTTGCTGAAGACATCTTGTGTAACTAAAGGAAAATTCGTATATTTAACATTGATATAAAAATATTGGATATGAATAATAATAAAACACCAATCGTAGTTAAAAAACTAAAAAGTGCTGATGGAACTATCGCCCACATTAAAGATGGCAAATTGCACAATTGGGATGGACCTGCTTTAATTCCTCAAGGTGATAAAAAACTCGCTGAATACTATATTCATGGTATCCAGTATACCAAAGAGGATTTTGAGCAAGCCCACAGAGATCAAGAGGGTCTTCCATGGTTTAAGAATCCATCTATGAAATCTCAGCTAGAAGACGGGTATAGACATTAATCTTCAGGGAAGACCTAATATGTATAATAGATGAAACAATGTTCTAGCTGTAAAATCTATTACGAAATAGATAATTTTCCCCAAGATAAAAGCAAAAAAGATGGGCACAAACCCTATTGCTTTCCCTGTAACCGACAGATTGTAAACAAATCTTCTCTAAAACGACGAGATAAAAGACATCTTAACAATATTAAAAATCGAGAATCTATACAAGAATATAACCAAAAATATTATAAATCTAATAAACATATATTTCAATCTAATTACAAGAAATATTTAGAGAATAATATTAACTTCAAAATTATACATAATACTCGAGTTAGGATTAATAAAGCTTTAAAACTTAACTTGAAAAATTCATCAAGTACTGATCTTTTAGGTTGCTCAATTGAAGAATATAAATTACATTTAGAGAAGCAATTTAATAGTAATATGAATTGGGCTAATTATGGTTCATATTGGGATATAGATCATATTAAACCTTGCACTTTATTTAACCTATCAGATCCTGAACAACAAAAAGTGTGTTTTAACTATCAAAATACACAACCTTTACCTAAAATAGAAAATCAACGCAAAAATAGGTTTTATTAACATGAAAAAAATGGTTATAGTGAGCGGGTATTTTAACCCGCTCCATAAAGGTCATCTTGAACTGTTCCATAGAGCAAAGGGTTATAATCACAAACTATTTGTGATTATTAACTCTGACCACCAACGGGAACTAAAGGGATCTAAAGAATTCCAAGACGAGATGGAACGTTTGATGATCATCCGTAATTTGAGGATTGTAGATAATTGTATGATTTCTATAGATAAAGACAAAACACAATGTGCTACTCTTAAATATCTTTCGGATATTTACAGTGGAGAATATAAATTAGCATTTGCAAATGGTGGTGATCAAAACAATGATACTATTCCAGAAATACAGGTTTGTATTAATAATGAAATAGAATTAATTGATGGATTGGGAGCTAAAGTCCAATCATCAAGTTGGCTATTAAATAAATAATAATATGAAAATAGGATTGACAGGAACAATGAGTGTAGGAAAAACTACATTAGTTAAAGCATTGAAAAAATTGCCACAATTCAAGGATTATAAATTTGCTACTGAACGTTCAAAGTATTTGAGGGATTTGGGTATTCCATTGAATACTGATTCTACATTGAAAGGTCAAACTGTATTTTTAGCTGAGCGTTGCGCTGAACTGATGCATGATGATCTAATTACAGATCGTACTATTATTGATGTTATAGCATTTACTAAAAGTGCTAAATCAATTAATGTATTAGATAAAGATGTATTTGAGCAATATGCTTGTATGTTTGTAGGAGAATATGATTATATATTCTATATTTCACCTGAAGGATTACCTATAGAAGATAATTCAGTACGTGAAACTAATGCTGAATATAGAGATTTAATTGATTTTAATATACAGCATTTATTGCAATCTCATTCCCATAGATTTAAATCCATGTATACTATCAGTGGTTCAACCCCTGAACGAATTCAACAAATTCTGAATGTTATAAATTCCTAATATATTTATAACAAAATATAAATATTTATCCGACCATGAAAAAATCAGAATTAAAGAAATATATTAAAGAACAAATTGTTGATACTCTATCTGAAGTAACTGTAGTAGATAAACTTACAACTGCAGATGAAATTCCTCAAATTGCTAAAGACGAGAAAAAAGATGTATCTACAGTAAAGAAAGCAGTTGATACTGCTAAATCATCTGGTAAGTCTGTATCAATAGCTGAAAAAGAGGAGGATGATGTAGAAGTAGAAGATAATTGGTACAAATCTAAGGATGAAGATGGCGATAAAGATAAAGAACCATCTAAAGCAGATTTGAAAAAAGATGCTAAAGCTACTAAAGGCATAGCTAAAGCAAAAGACGAATTAGCCATTTTAACTAGAGAAATGAAATCTTTAGCTAGAAAATACAAGGAAGCTGAAGGTGCTGCAAAGGAAAAAATTGTAGCTGATTTAAAAGAAAAAACAAAACTTAAAAAAGAACTAGAAGCTATTCTGGACAAATAAAGTGAAATACATTAATATATTAGTTGTAGCCGGGGTTTGTCTTTTCATTTTATTTTTCTTTAACAAAAAAGAAGATTACGTTGAAGAATATAACTTAAAAATTGAAAAACTGGATGAAAAAGTTGATTCACTTCAAGATGTGAACGATGATTTATCTTTGAAAATTGATACCTTAAACATACAAATATCTGAATTAGATCAAGAACTTAATTTAAAAGATAATAGTATAAATACCTTAAAAAATGAAGTTAATGAAAAAGTTAGTAGTGTTGATAGCTATACTGATGATGAGCTCAAAGAGTTTTTCACAAACCGCTATCGATTCTACTTTGATTCGCTTAGAAAAACCAATAGCTCGTCTAGTAATTAAAGACCTTATATTAGGGGATGGTACAAAACAAGAACTATCCCTTACACAAGATAAAGTTAAATTGCTAGAGCAGAAAATTATATTTAAGGATAATATTATCACAAACTTAAATACTCAGATATTTAACTATAAATCTATTATAGATACTAGATCTGAACAATTAGCTTTATCTCAAGAACTATCAAGTAGATTGCAAAAAGATTTAAAGAAACAACAAGTTAAAAATAAAATGGTTGCAGGTACAGGAATCTTAGGTATATTAGCAGTATTATTTATTATAAAATAATATGTCTAATTCCAATATAAAGGAAATAATAAAACAAGAGTACATAAAGTGTTCCCAAGATCCGGTTCATTTTATGAAAAAATACTGTTATATCCAACACCCACAAAGGGGTAGAATACAATTCAACCTATACCCATTCCAGGAAAAGGTACTTACCCTATTTAAAAAACACGACTATACTATTTTATTAAAATCTCGCCAGCTAGGTATTTCTACCTTAGCTGCGGGTTATGCTACATGGTTAATGCTTTTTCATAAAGATAAAAACGTACTAGCTCTAGCAACTACTCAAGCAACTGCTCGTAACATAGTATCTAAGGTAAAGTTTATGTGGGATAATCTACCATCGTGGTTAAAAGTAGATGCGATAGAAAATAACAAACTATCTCTTCATCTCGCTAACGGATCTAAAATACAAGCTAAATCTTCAAATTCCGATTCTGCACGATCAGAAGCAGTATCTTTGCTAATAATAGATGAGGCAGCCTTTATTGATAATATTGGTGAGACATGGGCTTCCGCTCAACAAACTCTAGCAACTGGAGGTGGTGCTATTGTACTATCTACTCCTTATGGTACAGGTAACTGGTTCCACCAAACATGGGTTAAAGCAGAATCCGCAGAAAATGATTTTATACCTATTAGATTACCATGGATGGTACACCCAGAACGAGACCAATCATGGAGAGATAGACAGGATGAATTACTAGGTGATCCTAGATTAGCAGCTCAAGAATGTGATTGCGATTTTTCTACCTCTGGAGATATTGTATTTTATAGTGAATATTTAGAATATTACGAAAAAACATATATTAAAGACCCACTAGAGAGACGAGGTGCAGACCAAAACCTATGGGTATGGGAATCACCAGATTATTCACGAAACTATATAGTAGTAGCTGACGTAGCTCGAGGTGATGGTAAAGATTATTCTACATTTCACGTTATAGATGTAGAATCCAATGTGCAGGTAGCAGAATATAAGGGCCAAATTGGAACAAAAGAATTTGGACATTTGCTAGTAGGTATAGCTACAGAATATAATGAGGCATTACTAGTAATAGAAAATGCTAACATTGGATGGGCAACTATACAAGTAGCAATAGATAGAAATTACTCCAATCTCTATTATTCTCCCCGTGGAGAATCAAATGCTGATTCGTATTTTGACCAATATATGGATACCTCGAAAGCAGTAGCAGGATTTACAATGTCGGCCCGAACCCGCCCTATGGTAGTAGGTAAGTTCCAAGAATATATTTCCGAAAAATCTGTAACAATCCAATCCAAAAGATTGATGGAGGAAATGAAAGTATTTATCTGGAAAAATGGTAGAGCAGAAGCACAACAAGGATATAACGATGACTTGGTAATGGCTTTTGGGATAGCAATGTATATTCGAGATACAGCTTTGAAATTTAGACAAAGAGGATTAGATTTAACACGCAGCGCTTTAAACAATATGAAAGTTAATAGAACTACATACCAAGGGGCATATTACGCTAATCAAAACAATAATCCATTCCAGGTTGAAAATCCATATGGTGGGAAAGAAGATATAAGCTGGTTACTATAATAATATTTATAACAATAATAATACAACATGGCAAATACAGGCTTATTTAGTAGATTACAAAGACTATTCTCAACGGATGTAATTATCCGAAACGTTGGGGGTAATCAAATAAGTGTAATGGATACTAATCAAATCCAAACCAATGGAGCAATTCAAACGAATTCTCTTATGGATAGATATAGTAGAATCTATTCTACTAACCCAAGTTCTCTCTATGGCTCCCAATTTAACTTCAACTACAAATATTTAAGACCTCAATTATACTCAGAATATGATGTAATGGATCAAGATGCTATTATAGCTTCTGCTTTGGATATTATAGCTGATGAGTGTACGTTAAAAAATGATATGGGTGAAGTATTATCTATTCGCTCCTCCAACGAAAATATA